CCAAGGAAAATATGGCCTAATCGGTCCTATTTCGCTCATGTCGGCTAAGAAGACTAACAACATTGTCGAGTTTCTTGAAGGTCAGGTAGACGAACTTGAGGAAATGCGGTATAAAGTCGTCGATAAGGAGTGTACCCCACTCCAAAACATTATCGACGAAATTTTTGGGTTGTATTATTCAACCTTATACAAACTTAAATTTTTGGCTTAGGATAATATGTATGTCTGCTACTTTTGTATCTCTGTCTGCTACCACGCAAGTCAAGGTTGGTCTTGGTAAACTGAAAGGTATTTTTGTATCTTCAGGCACTACCCCTACTATTGCTGTTTACGACTCCGCAACGGCGTCTACCGCTGATCCAATTATATTAAACACTTTTACAGCGGCTGCCCCCGGCAACTACGTGTTTACTGGCGACGCAGACGGCGTAGGTTTTAGCAAGGGTTTGTATGTCGTTATTGGTGGCACAACACCTAAAGTTTCTGTTTTTTACGAGTAATATCATAATTAACATATTACTTTTAACGTGTAAGGACAGTTTATGTCAGTATTTCTTTCCCCTTTAGGCGGCGCCGGCGCGCAGTTTTTTGATAATAACGGCGTTATTCTGACGGGCGGCAAGATTTACACTTACGCAGCCGGCACATCTACACCGCAAACATCTTACACTAGTTCGTCAGGTGCTACGGCGCACGCAAACCCTATCGTTTTGGATAGTGCAGGGCGCGTACCGGGTGGTGAGATTTGGTTGACTGACGGTCTGGTATATAAGTTTGTCATCGAAACATCGGCAGCGGTTTTACTTGGTACATACGACAATATATCAGGCATAAACGCGGTACAGCTTAACGCCGAATTTGTGGTTTACGATCCGCCATTTACAGGTGGTGTTGCTACAACCGTTGAAGACAAGCTGGCCCAATACGTTTCAGTCAAGGATTTTGGCGCTGTTGGCGATGGCGTAACTGATGATACCGCAGCTATTCAAGCCGCACTTAACACCAATCTTAGCGTTCTTTTACCTGTTGGTAATTATTACGTTACCGACATGGTGCTTATGAACAATGGTCAAAAATTGTATGGCGAAGGTCGTACAGTTTCTATGTTTATTATTAAAAACGATTTTAATTTGTTGGCGGACGGCGTTATTCAAATTGGTTCTGCGGAACCCGGCGCTGAAATTTATGATGTAGGCTTTAATTTTGAGCAAGCCGACCAAGCAGTTCGCGCCAACGTCACGCAATACCCCCCTGCAATTACCGCCCCCGCGGTTCCACGCTACATTATTGATCGCGTGCGTATTGAAGCTGCTTGGGATGGTATCCGCGCTATCGGCAACAGCGGCGGCGCTTATATTGGGTTTGTTGAAATTGGTGCGCTCAATAGAGGTATTGAAATAGACGGATCACTTGATTTTGTTCACGGCCAAGTTTGGCATTTTTGGCCTTTTGGCATTTTTGGCACTACCAATCTTATCGACGTTTATTACGACGGAGATACCATTGCTACACACGTTGGCCGATGCGATGGGTTCGCGGTAGACGAATTATCTTCGTTTAGCGGCCAAGTAGTCTTTACGACTAATATGGCTGATGCAATTCCTGCTGAAATTAACACCCTTCAACTTGATAACGATGGCGCTCGTTTGCTGGTGCAAGGTGGCCGCGTATCGGTGGGGCAGTCTTATTCCACAAAATCGGCAGCAGCAAGCGATCCTAGCGTTGAAGTTACTGGAACAGGTGTCTGTATTCTCAACCAGCATTTTATCTCGTCAAACTTAGCGGGCTATGAGTTACACGCTAACGGCGGAACGCTTATTGTTAACGGTGGGCATTTTACGTTTGTTAACACGACTAATCAGCTTTGCCGAGTTAGTTTTGGCGAGCTAACACTTAACAACGTATATTTTGACCCCGCCCCCGGCGCCGTATACACGCAACCACACGTTGCTCAAGCAGGCGGCTACCTGTCTGTAGTCGGCTGTGAATGGGCCAATGTTGGTCTTGGTTCTGGCGTAACCGTTTTTTACACTAGCGATGAAGTTGGCAATCGCTGTACTAGCAACAATTTTGGTGGGTGGACTTATTCTCCACCATCCTTTCCCAACGGAAATGGACAGTACGGCCAGAATAACTGGACTAATAACTATATCTATAACGGCGATTTTATAGGCGTTACAAAATACCGTTATTTAAGCGGCACTTCGGATGCGCTGGGTGATTTTTCCATCGCGCATGGTATTATAAACGCGCAATTAAAAGTGTTAACTGCTTCCGCATGGTATCAAGGCCCAAGCAACGAAGCTATTCCTGCAATCATTGATTCGATAGATGGAACCACCGTCGTTGTTTCTGGGGCAGGTAATACCGACAAAGTGCGTGTTGTGATACAATGGTCAAATTACGACGATGCAACTTGGTAAGCACACTAAGTCAACAAGATTGCCAGACTGCATCAAATGATGTAGTCTAGCCACCAACCGTACTGATGCGGCTCATCAGGAACTCTTTAAGGGTTAAACATGGACGATAATGTCTTTACCGAAGCGGATGCCTCCGCGCCAGAACTCGAAGCCACGGCAGCAATCGAGCCTGTAGAAAACACGACGCCGGAAGAGCAGTCTGCTGAGCAGGAAGCGCCTAAGACTTTTTCACAAGAAGACTTGGACGCCATCGTAGGCAAACGACTCGCAAGAGAGCAGCGTAAATGGGAACGCGAACAGGCTCAAAGAGCAGAGGAAATGCAGGCACGGCAGCAGCCGATCCACGACATAACCCCTGATCAATTTGAGACTTATGAGGATTACGCAGAGGTTTTGGCCGAACGTAAAGCCGAAGAACTGCTGGCACGCCGTGAAAAGGATAGCCAGCAACGTGCAATGCTAGAGTCTTATCACGAACGTGAAGAGGCGGCGCGGGACAAATATGATGATTTTGAACAAGTCGCATACAACCCCAACCTTCCGATCACCGACGCGATGGCACTAGCAATACAAGCGTCCGATATTGGTCCCGACGTGATTTATCACTTAGGGCTTAACCAAAAAGACGCCCAGCGTATTTCGCGTATGGACCCCATTTTGCAAGCTAGGGAAATTGGTATGATCGAGGCGCGGCTTTCAGCCGAGCCTACGTTCAAAAAAACCTCCAACGCCCCGGCACCGATTGCACCTGTCAACGCCCGCACCGCTGGTGCGCCAACATTTGATACGACAGACCCACGGTCAGTAAAGTCCATGAGTACGTCAGATTGGATTGAGGCAGAAAGGCTACGGCAGATCAAGAAGTACGAGGCACAACGCAACCGATAATTTAGGATTATTTCCATGAGTAACTCGATTTTAACCATCGACATGATCACGCGCAAGGCGCTTGAGATTCTCGAAAACAACCTTGTTCTTACACGTAACGTAAACCGTCAGTACGACGACAGCTTTGCTGTTGAAGGTGCTAAAATTGGTTCAACCCTGCGTATCCGTCTTCCAGACCGCGCACTTGTAACTGATGGCGCAGCCCTTCAGGTACAGGACGACAACGAGCAGTTCACAACTCTGACCGTTGCCAACCAGAAGCACATCGGCGTCAACTTCACGACTGCTGAATTGACCATGCAGTTGGACGACTTCGCAGAGCGTGTTCTGAAGCCACGTATCTCGCAGCTTGCTTCGAGCATCGACGCTGACGTTGCAAACGCGTATGCAACCATCGGTAACACTGTCGGCACGCCCGGCACTACGCCATCGACTTCGGCTGTTCTTCTTGCTGCACAGCAGAAGCTCAACGAAAACGCTGCCGTGATGTCGCCACGTTATGCCACTGTCAACCCAGCCGCTAACGCTGGTTTGGTCGAAGGCATGAAGGGTCTTTTCAACCCAACCGACACTGTCAGCAAGCAGTTCAAGAACGGCATGATGGGTACTGGCGTACTTGGTTTCGAAGAAATCAATATGTCGCAGTCCATCAAGCAGTTCACCACTGGTTCGCGTACTGCAACTGGCGGCACGACTTCGGCTGCTGTCACGTCGGAAGGCGCGACCACCATCGCCATCACTGGCGCTGGCGCGGCTGGCACTGTAAAGGCTGGTGACGTGTTCACTGTAGCTGACTGCTTTGCTGTCAACCCGCAAACTCGTGAAAGCACTGGTTCGTTGTTCCAGTTCGTTGCGTTGGCTGATGTCACACTCAACGGCTCTGGCGCAGGCAGCATCACTGTTGCACCGATTTACTCGGCTGCACACGCGCTTGCCACCGTCAACACACTGCCCGGCAACAGCAAGGCAATCGTGTTCGTCGGCGCGGCTTCTACGCAATACGCGCAGAACCTCGTATACCACAAGGACGCTATCACCTTTGCAACAGCCGATCTTCTGCTCCCACAGGGCGTAGATATGGCTTCGCGTCAGGTGCATAACGGCATCTCGCTCCGCGTTGTTCGTCAGTACGACATCAACAACGACCGTATGCCTTGCCGTATCGACGTTCTGTATGGCTACAGCACGATCCGTCCGCAGATGGCCTGCCGTCTCTGGGGTTAACCTAATACCGGCCCCCAGTTCGCTGGGGGCCAAACATTTTAAAGGATTTATAATATGGCTATTCTACCTAATGGCGCCGGCGGTTATCAAGTTGGCGACGGCAACCTCGGCGAAGTCACGCTGGGCGTATCCGCAATCCCTACTGCGTACACCGCGGGTGCTACACTGACGACTGCCGATTTGGCTGGCGGCGCCGTTGTATACACGTCAAGCAGCACTGCTGACCTTGCGCTTCCTGCTGTTAGCGTTGTTGACGCTGACGTTAGCAGCGCCAAAGTTAACTCGTCGTTTGAGTTTGCTTTGATTGCTACCAGCACCGGCGTTCCTACCATCACGGCTGGCACAGGCTGGACGTTGGTTGGTTCCGGCGCAGGCGTTGCATCCAAGAGCGTATTGTTCCGTGCTGTTAAAACCAGCGCGACAACGTACAATCTGTACCGCATCGCTGGCTAATAGGTTTGCCTCGGCTACGGTCGGGGCATCCTTTTCAGGAGAAAATCAATGGCTAATACAAAATCTATTGGTGTTGCTTTCCTCGACCAAGATATTATTGGCGCACAATATCTCTTGAGCGATGAGCAATTCGGCTACACCGCCGCAGCCCAAGGTACGGTTACGCAAGCTACCAGCAAGTCAACCGCAGTCACGCTGAACAAGCCGGCTGGCGTAATCACGATGAACAACGCGTCGTTGGCTACTGCCACTAACGCTACGTTCACGCTGAACAACAGCTTCATTTCTGCAAATGACACTGTTATTTTGACTATCTCTGGCGGTCAGGCGACCCCCGGATCATACAACGTGTTTGCTAATGGGCTGACCGCTGGTTCTGTCAGCATCAGCCTGCGCAACATTTCTGGCGGTTCGCTGTCAGAAGCAGTAGTGATTAACTTTGCGATCATCCACTGCGCTTAACTAATTTGGGCGGCTTTCGGGCCGTCCATTTTTAAAGGTTTTTTATGGCTGTTATCTATCTTGTTCACGATGTCCACGGGGCAAAAGTCGCTATTTCAGAAGAAGAAGCGATTTATGATGAAGATTTCGGCTGGGAACGCTATAATCCTGACGTGCCTGTAAAGGCGTCAATCAACGAAATGCCGGTAGCCAAAAGCCGCCGCAAAGCGCAGGAAGACTAATCAATGGCAACTGCTGGTGACATAATTAATGGTTCGCTTAGACTGCTAGGTGTTCTAGCAGAAGGTGAAGTCCCATCGGCTGAAACGTCGCAGGACGCACTGCGCGCCATGAACCAGATGATTGATAGCTGGAACACTGAGCGCCTCGCGGTCTACTCGACGCAAGACCAAGTGTTTACATGGCCGTCAGGTCAGCTTTCGCGCACGCTGGGGCCAACAGGCAACTTTGTCGGCAACCGCCCAGTGCTGCTTGATGACAGCACCTATTTCAAAGACCCCGGCACTGGCGTCAGCTACGGCATCAAATTCATCAACCAGCAGCAGTATAACGGTATCGCGGTCAAGACCGTCACATCGACATACCCGCAAGTCATCTTCATCAACATGACGTTCCCCGACATTGAGATGTACATCTATCCGCGCCCGACGCGCGATCTAGAATGGCATTTTATTTCTGTTGAGGAACTAACCCAGCCTGCAACGCTGGCGACAGTACTGCATTTCCCGCCCGGCTATCTGCGTGCGTTCCGCTATAACTTGGCGTGCGAAATGGCGCCTGAGTTTGGTGAGGAGCCATCGGCACAGGTTCGCCGCATTGCCATGTCCTCGAAGCGTAACATCAAGCGCATCAACAACCCTGATGACATCATGTCCATACCGTACAGCCTCATTGCTTCACGCCAGCGGTTTAACATCTACGCTGGGAACTACTAATGAAGACGCCGATCCTTGGGTCGGCGTATGTCGCTAGAAGCGTCAACGCCGCCGACAACCGCATGGTCAACCTGTTTCCTGAGATTGTCCCCGAAGGCGGCAAGGAACCAGCTTTTCTTCAGCGCGCACCGGGGCTAACTACACTAGCCACCATTGGCAACGGCCCTATTCGCGGGATGTGGACGTTTGGTAGCTATGGTTACGCCGTGTCAGGTTCCACGCTGTATCGCATAGACAGCAACTGGAACGCGGTTGCCAAAGGCAATGTAGGCGGCACTGGCCCTGTCAGCATGGCTGACAATGGCACACAGCTATTTATTGCGGCCAATCCGCAAGGATACATCTACAACGTCAGTACCAACGTGTTCCAGCAAATCACCGACCCTGACTTCCCCGGCGCAAGCACGGTCGGCTACATCGACGGTTATTTTACGTTTAATGAGCCTAACAGCCAGAAAATCTGGGTCACGCAGCTACTGGACGGAACCAGTGTTGACCCACTGGAGTTTGCCAGCGCGGAAGGTAACCCCGACAATGTCGTTGCGGTCTTTGTAGACCACCGCGAAGTCTGGGTGTTTGGCACAAACTCAACCGAAGTTTGGTACGACGCAGGGCTTCTCGACTTTCCGCTAACCCGTATCCAAGGCGCGTTTAACGAACTAGGCTGCGCCGCTCCTTACAGCATCGCTAAGATGGATAACCAAGTCTATTGGCTAGGCAAGGACGCACGCGGCCAAGGCATCGTTTACAAGGCCGCTGGCTACATTGGTCAGCGCGTGTCTACGCACGCTATCGAATGGCAGATGCAAGAGTATGCTGACCTGACAGACGCTGTTGGCTACACGTATCAGCAGGACGGCCACAGCTTCTACGTCCTGAACTTCCCCAGCGCCAACACCACATGGGTGTACGATGTTGCTACCGGCGCATGGCATGAGCGCGCATCACTTAATAACGGCGATTTTAATCGTCACCGCGCCAATAGTCAGATGTTCTTTAACGATACTACCGTTGTAGGGGACTATCAGAACGGCAAGATTTATGGTTTTGACCTAAACGTGTACGCTGATGACGGCGCGCCGCAGAAATGGCTGCGGTCATGGCGGGCGCTTCCAACGGGCGCTAACAACCTCACACGTACCATCCAGCACGCGCTGCAACTTGACTGCGAGACAGGCGTGGGCCTAAACAGCGGCCAAGGCAGCGACCCGCAAGTTATGCTGCGCTTTTCTGATGACGGCGGCCACACATGGTCTAACGAACATTGGAAATCTATGGGAGCTATCGGCAAATACGGAAAGCGCACCATTTGGCGCCGTCTTGGCGCAACGATGAAGATACGCGACCGCGTCTATGAAGTGTCTGGCACAGACCCTGTACGAATTTACATTATGGGCGCTGAACTAGCTATTAGTGGAACGAGCGCCTGATGGCACTTGCGCCGATCAACCCTACCCAGTTAACGCCGCCGCGCGTCGCCTTTATTGACGAACGGTCGGGCGCGATTAGCCGTGAATGGTATCGGTTCTTTCTGTCGCTGCTGACAGCTACGCAGACCAACCAAGATGAAGTTGCGCTGGCGCCAGACACAGCGTCGTTGTTGGCTACATATGACGCCATGTTGGCGTCTGCAACGCAAACATTTGAAATTGCTTCTGACGGTATGGTGGCAAGCCTAGAGAGCAGCCTAAACAGTCTGCAAAATGCTTTTGGTGTTACGCCGCCCGATCTCGGCGGCACTGTCACTTCGGTTGCTGCGTCTGGTGGAACAACCGGCCTGACCTTTACTGGATCGCCAATTACGACAAGCGGAACACTTACGCTTGGCGGCACACTGGCTGTAGCTAGTGGCGGCACAGGGCAGGCTTCATACACAAATGGGCAGTTGCTAATTGGCAACACCACTGGCAACACGCTTACTCCAGCCACGCTTACTGCTGGTACAAACATCAGCATCACAAACGGCGCTGGCTCAATTACTATCAATGCTACGGATGCGTTTGTTGGGACAGTCACAAGCGTTTCAGTCGTGTCCGCAAATGGCTTTGCTGGAACCGTTGCCACTGCGACCACAACTCCTGCAATCACCTTATCCACTTCAGTTACTGGTCTGGTAAAAGGTAACGGAACTGCGCTGTCGGCAGCGGTCGCCGCAACTGACTACGTTGCGCCTAGCGCCTACGCATCTGCAAATGGCCTGACAATGGCTACCAGCCGTCTGCTAGGGCGCACTACCGCCAGCACAGGCGCAGCCGAAGAGATTAGCGTAGCTGGCGGTTTGACGTTATCTGCCGGCGTTTTGACCGGCGCGTCAGGTACAGTTACCAGCGTCACAGGGACATCGCCCGTCGTATCCAGCGGCGGTACAACCCCCGCCATCAGTATGCCTGCCGCAACAACATCAGTTAACGGCTACCTTACAAGCACCGATTGGACTACATTTAACAACAAAGGTTCAGGAACTGTCACCAGCGTTAGCGGTACGGGAACTGTCAACGGCATTACGCTTACAGGAACGGTAACGTCTTCAGGATCGCTTACGCTTGGCGGAACGCTGTCTGGCGTCAGCCTTACAACGCAAGTCTCAGGCACACTCCCTATCGCTAATGGCGGTACTAATGGAACATCTGCTCCAACGGCAGGGGCTGTGCCTTATGGAACAGGCACGGCATATGCGTTTACGGCTGCTGGAACATCTGGACAAGTGCTTACATCGGCAGGGGCTGGCGTTCCTACATGGACAACGCCCACCACAGGTACGGTCACCAGTGTCAGCGGCACAGGCACGGTAAACGGAATTACGCTTACGGGAACTGTGACTAGCACTGGCTCACTAACACTTGGCGGAACATTGTCTGGCGTCAGTCTTACCACTCAGGTGTCTGGTACGCTGCCCGTTGCAAACGGCGGGACAGGTACGGCCACTGCATTCACCGCTGGCTCCGTTGTGTTTGCTGGGGCATCTGGCGTATATACGCAGGACAACGCAAGTTTATTCTTTGATGATACAAACAATCGGCTTGGACTTGGCACAGCTACGCCAGCGAGTAAGCTGGATATTGCTACAGGTGATTTGCGTTTCAGCGGCACTGGGCAGCGCATTCTTGGCGATATGTCAAACGGGACACTTACTAATCGTCTTTCATTCCAGACCACTACAGCCAACGCCGCTACGGTATTGCACATTATCCCAAATGGTAGTGGAACTGTCGCTGGCTTTAAGGCTGAAAGTGACTCGACTTTTGCTAATAGTTCAGTAGCATCGCTAGATATTTTGGGTGGTGGCGACGCGCGCATTACATCAGGTATTCGCGGAGCAGGAACGTATCTGCCTTTGACGTTTTACACGGGCGGTTCTGAACGTGTGCGGATCGACACTAGCGGCAACGTAGGAATCGGCACAACCACTCCTGCGGGAAAACAACACACCCAGCTTGCGACATCTTTTGCTTGGGGCGGGGCTTGGAATTCAGGCGTTGCAGCTTTTGGTGGCGCTACATCACTAACTGGCGCGATAGCAATCAGCTACAATGATACTGATGGAGGAGCCATCGGGTCTATTATTCCCGGCGTCGCGTGGAAACCGATAAAAATTTATTCGGACTTTTTTACTATTGGCACAGGCGGCACAACTGAACGTGTGCGCGTGGATAGCAGTGGTAACGTGGGCATCGGAACTACGGCAAACGCTTCAGCAATTCTAGATGTGCAATCGACTACCAAAGGCTTCCGCCTACCTAACATGACAACCGTTCAAAAGAACGCCATAGCTGGCCCTGCCGCTGGTCTTATGGTATTTGATACTACGCTTGCCAAAGCCTGTGTATATAGTGGGGCAGCTTGGCAAACGATTACTTCGATATAAGGAATAAGATATGGCCGTATCTATCAGTAACATCATCCCCGCTAAGACAGCGGAAGCAACTCAAGTTACGCAGTACACGTCGAATGGCGTGCAGACGATCATCGACAAGTTTACGGCTACGAATTATTCGGCGTCGGCAGCAACAATCAGCGTCAACCTTGTCACGGCTGCGGGTACAGCGGGCACTGACAACTTGATTGTCAAGACCAAAACGCTCCAGCCATCAGAAA